AAACAATCTCCGTATTGTTGATTAAAATTAAATTATGGTTATAAATTATTTTTGATTACAAACTCCTGATTTCTTTCTGACAGAGTTTCTTCATCGATAGATGAAACTAAATCTCTATCAACTTCGAAATTTGCATATCTACCATTCGATATTTTGATAGATACTGATACCATTTTTTCATCTTTCAGCTTGATATCATTCAATTTAACTTTCGCCCAATATTTTCTGTCTGGAAAAAAGTAATTGTTCTTAATATCTCTAAAAATTATCTCAGAATCACTAATAGAGACAACGTTTCCTAGAAAAGAATAGTAATTTTTCAAGTCTACATCTTCGCTGTATCTTCCCAGCCTTAGCATGTAATGATGACCTTTCGGTGGTTTAATGAATTTGTTCATTTTTATTCTCATTTTTGTTCAATCATGACTGTTTCTACACAGTCTTCAAAAGAGTCTCCATTTTTTTCTTGCTCAAACATACATCTAAACGCATTAATGACATACCAATTCTCATCGAAACCTTTAAATTCTTGCTCTAAATAAGAAACAGCGTTATCAAATGAGATAAGGTTTGGATTTCTCTTTCCGTTTTTATCGAATGCCTCGAATGTCATTTATTTTCTCCTAGTATTTTTTCGCGAAGAGTTTTCAATTTTTTGGATACTATTGCAAATATTTCCGGGTCAACTGGAATAAGAGAGAAACCTATATCTTGTATAATCAATTTAATTTCTTCAGAATTTATTTTCTCATGAAGACAACAATCAATTTCTATAAATCCATATTCATCAAAAGATAATCCGCTACTTTCTAAGTTAGTACCCTCATTTGATAATCTACCTAAAGAGCCATCTTTTGATGAAATATAAGCAATTGATTCTCCATTGATTAATAAATTCACATCACCATCGCAATCCATTGCTAAAGATACTTCTGCTTTTTTTGGTTCTTCTTGCCCCGCTATTTTAAAATTGATCATTATGTTCCCTCCATTGGTTAAGTTGATGAATGTATATTACATAATGAATATTCATGGTGCAAGTGTTTTGTTAAATAAATTTGTAGTTTTATTTATCCTTCAAATTACCGCTATGACAGTAATAATGTGATATATGCTGGTTTAAAGTGCGTTTAAGTTATGTTTTTGTTAAAAATTACTGATATAGCGGTAAAAATATCTATCTAATATTTATCAAATTTCCTATCAATATCTGCCCTTACTAAAAAAGCTTCATCAGCCTCTTCTTCATATTTCTTCAAATTAGCTTTAGAAAGCTTCATAACAGCAGGCGAAAACCGTGGTCTCTCGTTTCGATATCATTTATCGTGCTTGCTAGTTGCGCACTTACTTAACTTATCTGCGCACTTACTCTTCTCCATGAAAATTCCCATTGCACAATTTTTTAAACGCTCTGATCCGTTCTTTGCTGCATTTCTCGCACGTATATTCATTACCCCCGGGAGTTATTGTAATTTTATCTGTAAGGGCAGAATAAGACGTATAAGTCGGCAAAAACCTATGTTCTGCTTTCCCATAATCAATTGACTCATATGACACTTCTTTACAGCATACATTGCATTTAATGCTCATATCTTCCACTCCTCTTCTTCGATAATAGAATCAACTAAATGTAGCGCTAGTGAAGCATTGCTAGTTGCTAAGTAACCGCCATACGTTTTGTCGCGCTTTAAGTGCTTTATTATGTCAGCGATTAAGTGCTGAACGTCTTTAAGTTCCTGTAATTTTTTGTCGTTCATTTTTTCTCCTTTTTAGTGTTTTAGGCTAATTTTAACAAACGTAACTCATTGATATATAAGGATAATGCAAAATAACTATCTAAATATCTTGACAGTGTTTTTTTGGTGGATATAATGCCTGTGTCCTTTGACTTTATATGTTAAGTGCTCCGAATTTAATCAAACAAAAAACAAAATATATGTGGTTGAAAGATTGATATACGTTTTTCAGTATATCAATATTTCAACGAGCCCCCCTCAGGGGGGTGCAAGGGGGGGGGTGAAGTGTTATGTACATCTTCTCAGTACATAACATGCCTTTGACTCTTCTTGATGTATTTGACTTTGACTTAGCTTTTGATCTTGGTTTGGCATTTAAGCATAGGTCTAAGTTGCTTAACTTTTTAATGAAAAAGATGAGCCTATTCAATGCAAAGCCGCATTTAATCTTTTAATTTTGTTTCGTCCTGCGTCTTATTTTCTATTGTTATAGATTTTTTGTAATTCATTAAAATATCTAAAATCCTCCTGATTTTAAGCGCGTCATCCATAATTTCAGAGTTCACTATCTGTTTAATAAGTTCTAAGTTCATTAACACTCCTTATAATATTAAAAAAAATCGCTAAAAATAATAGACATAATAAAAACCCAGACAAATCCCATTGCTATTATTATGAGTAATGAATTAGCATCAAAATTATTTTTCATAAACACTCCAGTTTTAGTTTGTAGAACTTACAGTCATGCAGAACGCCTTTGAGTCTTTTAATAAGCTTTTTTGCGTCCCACTCTTTATTAAATACATCTATGCAGAACGACTTTGATGTTGATGCATATGCTGCGTAGTTCACTGATTTAAGTGATGATCGTGTGATGTAGACAGCGTAGATGTGAGCAGTCATTATTTCTACTGATCTTTTTTTAGCAAAAGTTCGATATCAATAATTTTTTGACGCAAAAGCTCTACGTATTTTTTAGAATCTTCATAATTAGCAGACAATCTTTTATATAAATTTTTTGTATGTTCATCGTCGCCAAATTCTCCATCAGCTATTTTTTTAGCCTTTTCTAAATATGAAAGATTTATACATGCAAGCTCATAAATCTTTAAAGTTTGCTGTAAACCTTTTTGATGATTTTTAACTTTATCGTCAGTCATTTTATTTTTCCTGTAGTTCCACGATTAAAATCTTAAGATCTTTCAAGAGATTGTTAACAGCCCACTCTTTGTAATGTCTGCTCATTTCGCAAGAGATATACTGACCAAAATCCCTTCTGAACAAGCATTCTGTAAACATTTCTTTTGGTATGTTGAAAGTTGGGCCATCCATTATTTTCTTCAAAAGATCATCCGCTCTTGCAGATCGAGTTCTTGTGCGTGGATCAGGTTTTTTAACTTTAGATTTCTTAGCCGTTACTTTTTTAGTTTTTGATTTATTAGTTGTGGTTTTTTTGACAGATTTCTTTGCAGATTTCTTTTTCTTTGGATTTTCTAATTTTTCAATTATTTGACTTTTTTTTAAATACATCTATTTAGCTCCTATTTTAATTTAAAATTATGGTTTTGATTGGGTTATCCCTTCTTTTTCTGATTCATGAGAAATATGGGCGGATCTTGGTTTTGAATCAAAAAACCGTGCATGCAATATCCCGTCTGAGTAGTAGCTAGCAACTATTTTCAAAAGAGGCTTAGGAAGTTTTGTTTTATCTTCTATATTATCGATTACTTTTGCTGCGAGTTCTGCAGCAGAACTCGCATAGAGTTCCTCAGGATAAGAAAATTGATACCCATTTTCAATGAATGTTTTAACTATTTCTTCGCTAAGAACCGCTGGCGTACTGTCATCACCATACATACCTTTCATGATTAAACTTTGAATGTATTTCTCTATAGTTATTTCTAAGAAAGAAATACCATCAATACACACACCTTTTTTAATTAACTTTTCTGTCATTTTCAAGATGTCAGGACGTTTCGTATAGTCTCTCATCCAACCATTTGATGGATCGAATAAATCAATTAAAAATTCTGTTCCTAATGTGTGCTTTACAAATCCTTCTAATGTGCAATTTCTGCGAATTTTTAATTTGTATTCAGCAGCCAATTGTTCCGCGCTGATTCTATCAATTAAATCCAACGCTTCTTGTGATGTTCCAGAACCCAATACAAACAAATGATATTCTGAAAGTTCTTTAGGTTTTTTTCTTTTTTCTGCTTTGAAGAATTGCATTTTGATTGCTCCTTTTTTTTGAATATTTATTATTTAGACATTTAAAAATACCATTTAATCACAAAACACAAATTCCAAATCTCTCCCAGAGTTTATTTTCTTCATAATTTATTTCAATACCATTTGATTCAGCTATTATCATTGCGATCATCGCCCAAGCTTGGTCGTATGATATTCCTAGCTTTTCAAGAGATTTAATGGCGTCATCAATTGGGCCATTAGGTTTTCTGTTAAAAATTGCGCTTTGCAAATCAAATTTTGTTTTTATTTCATGCTTCATTTCAATTTCTCCTTTGTTGTTGTTTCGTTGTTGTGAATCATTGAGTGTATGTTACAACTTGAATATTCAAGATGCAACCACTTTGTGCAATTTATTTTACGAAATAGTGAAATTAAATTTGTTGACGTGTTAATGTTCTCTGTGGTATATGAGATATAGGATATAAATCATACAAAAGTGAATAATTATGCAAAATGTAGAAAAAAATGAGGTTAAAAAGAAGCATCCCGGCGGAAGGCCGACGATGTATACAGATGAATTAGCCCAAGAAATATGTGACGTTGTTTCGTTGTCTGAAAAAGGATTGAGAAGGCTTTGTGAAGAAAATGATCATTGGCCAGACAAAATTACTATTTTTAGGTGGAGACGAGATAACGAACAGTTTTGTACCTTATTCGATAAAGCGAAAGAAAATCAGATGGAAGTTCAGGCTGAAGAACTTATGAATATTGCTGATGATATTGATCAAAACAAAACAATGGTTCAGGTTCAGCATTCTAAATTAAGGATAGAAACTAGAAAATGGACAATGGAGAGACTGAAACCAAAAAAATATGGCTCAAGAACTCAAACTGAATTAACCGGAAAGGATGGTGCAGCAATTGAAACAACAAACCTCACTGCTGACGAACATAGACTTAGAATTGCTGAATTACTTGCAGCCGGATCAGCTCAAAGAACTATACAGTCATCTTAGTTTCCTATCTTCAATAGAAAAAAAACCAACCATCAGCTTAAAAGCATTCGTTGTTAAATGGTGGAGTACAGTTGAACCTGCGCCTTTTATTGACGGATGGCATATCGACGCTATATGTGAACATCTAGAAGCTATCACAAATTTATATATCAGAAATTTATTGATTAACATGCCGCCCCGTCACGCTAAGTCTCTGATAGTTTCAGTGTTTTGGCCAATGTGGGTTTGGACATTTAAGCCTGAATGCAAATGGATATTCGCATCTTATGCTCAGCCTTTAAGCACTAGAGATAGTTTGCGATGCAGACGTCTCATTACTCACAAAAAATTTGTCCAGGAATATGGGCATATTTGTCAATTAAGCCAGGATCAAAAACAAAAACAAAGATTTGAAAATACTCACTTAGGGTATCGTATTGCTACATCTGTAGACGGCATAGGAACAGGTGAGGGTGGAGATGTTTTGGTGTGTGATGACCCGCACAACGTTCGAGAAGCAGAAAGTAACACAGTAAGGGAGTCGACGATTATTTGGTGGGATGAAACTATGTCCACCCGCTTTAACGACCCTAAAACTGGCTGTAGGGTTATCGTGATGCAAAGAGCGCATGAGCTTGATTTGTCTGGCCATGTTCTCGAAAAAGGAACATATGTGCATTTGATGCTCCCCGCCGAATATGAAGTACACGATAAAAAGAAAACTATACTTGGGTGGTGCGACCCGAGAGAAAAAGAAGGGGAATTGCTTTGCCCGGAGAGATTTGGGCATAAAGAACTGGATGCGTTAAAAGTAGAGCTTGGAACTTATGGGGTAGCTGCTCAACTTCAACAACGGCCAATCCCAAGAGGGGGCGGGATTATAAAGGGGGAATGGTGGTGTTATTTTGTTCCTTCTTATGGCGCTGATCATAAAATAACCGCGCCTGCTTTTAACTACACATTACAATCTTGGGATACAGCGTTTAAAGAGGGTCAAGACAACGATTACAGCGCATGTACGACTTGGGGTGTTAACAACACTGGCGCATATTTGATAAACGCGTTTAAAGGGAAAATGGACTTCCCAGCACTTTTAGTGAAAGTAAAAGAACTCTACGATTTATATAGACCATCTAAAATATTGGTTGAAGACAAAGCAAGCGGTCAAAGTTTATTGCAGAGCTTGAAGCGTTACAGCAATTTTCCAATCAAAGCAGTTAAAGTTAGTGCTGATAAAGAAAGTCGAATGCACGCAGTATCTCCTTTTATTGAATCAGGTCGTGTATTCTTGATGAAAGATGCGAATTGGTTAGATTCATATAAGACCGAGCTAGAGACGTTCCCTAGAGCTGCTCATGATGATATGGTAGATAGCACGACTCAAGCGCTTGCTGAGATATTCTTGAAGAGCGCGTCGTCGTTTAACAGCAATATCAATATCATGGGAAGATAAAATTATGAAAGAAATTCAAGAAAAAACAGAATCTATGATGCAGCAACTAGAAGAAACTATCGGAAGTGCGTTTGGTAAAATTATTGGTCAGCCGAATGACTATACTACTTATCATATAGCTCAAGATTTTGTGCTAAGTGTTGTGCAAGACCATTTGAATAAATCTTTCATGCGCGACGGTATGATGGCATCTGTAGTATTTGAAGAAGGTCATTTCAAGATAACGGTTAGCGGCGTTTAGGAATAGATAATAAAAAACAAAGGTTAATTTATGAACTTTTTCAAAGCATTTAAATTAGCGCTAACGATAATGAAGCTCGAAAAAATGAAGAAGGATTTCGCTTATAATGATGCGATTATTGTCGATGATCCGGTTTCAAAAGTAGACTTGATTCATCTGACGAAACAGCAAATCAATGAGCAAATTATGCGTAAGTGTGCAAAATGTTCGTCTACTGCGAAAACATCAGCATTGAACAGAGAGAAGAATAGAATAATGATCACGTGTTTAAAGTGTAATGACTGGGTGGACTTCAAAAAACCATGCTAAAACAAGTTAACAAACGATTATTTGATGAAGTGCTGGATCAGTTTTCAGATGATCAAATATTTAGTAATGACATGCTAACGTGTGCAATTTCAGGTGATGATATTTATGCAATATCATTTCAAGATGTGAGTTACTTTGTATCGTCAACATTTAATGTGTTGAAAATTGGCGAGAAGAGTTTCTGCGTAGAGAATAACGAATCGAGAATAAATTAAATGGATAGTGCGGAAGATTTTTTACCATTTCAGGTCGGTGGTTCTAGCTCATGCGGAAATTCGTTTTTAGACATTATGTGCCAGCGTTTTAGAATAAAAACAAACAAAGAATGGGACGCAAGGCAGGTCAAGTTATATATATACAGTTTGTTCTATTACGGACAGATATATGATGCTTTATCGCCATGGAATACTGAATATGCTAGCAATAAATATATCCCGCTGAATAAAAGACGTCCGTGCGTTATATACCCAATTCCTAGAATCATTGTTAACGATTCGGTTGGAATGCTTTTCGGGAATAGTCATTTTCCGGTGATGAGGTGTGACGATGAAGATACTGAAAACTTCATCCAGTCGATAAATAGGGTTTCAAACATTAAGAATGCAATGATGTGCGCTGCAAAGATTGGCTCTTTGGGTAGTGTTTGCGTTATTGCGAAGGTATTGAATTCAAAGTTTCATTTCGATGTTCTGAACACTTTAAATGTGTTTCCTGTTTTTGATAAATTAAATCCGCATTGCTTAGAATCACTCACAGAGAAGGTAAAGGTTACTGGCGCGACTCTTATTAACAGCGGAGAAGATTTAGAACCCACCGATCTCAACAAATCAAAAATATTTTGGATGGTCAGGAAGCTAACAAAGACCCAAGAAATATTTTATAAGATGGCAGAAGACAAGAAAGATTGGGAAATTGGACTTATTGAAGATACAGAAAAATCATCTACGCATAACTTTGGGTTTGTTCCAGCAGTATGGATAAAGAATTTGCCAACTGTTGACTCAGAAATAGACGGCGAATGCACATTCGGAAGTGTGCTCGACATGTGTGTAGAGACGGATTATCAGCTCAGCCAGTTAGCAAGACTGCTCAGATACAATTCTGATCCGACGCTTGTTATTAAAGACCCTTCCGCTATTGATGGACAGATTTTGATTAAGGGACAGGGTGCTTTAAAGTTAGGAGAGAATGGTGACGCGTTCTTGCTAGAGATGAACGGACAAAGCACCAAGTCTGTTATTGATTACGTCAAAACATTAAGAGAGTTTGCTATAGAAGCTACAAGGGGTAATAGAGCAAGTCCCAATAAAATGAATGCTTTGCACAGCGGTAAAGCACTTCAGATGCTTAACTCCCCGCTTATCTCATTAGCTGATGAATTAAGGCTAAGCTATGGAAATAATGGATTGCTAGAAATATACAAATTGGTATTTGCGATTTGCGAAAGCAATAAAGTAGAGATATCTGACATCTATGGGTGTTATGGAGACCTTAATAAAACTCTTAATAGCATGATATTAGACTGGCCCGAATGGTATCCATCAACGATGGCCGATAATCTTCAAGAATCTCAAGCAATTGCAACAAATATGCAATCTGGGATCATTAGCAGAGAAACAGCAATTTCTTCTATCGCTGAAAAATACAATATCACTGACATACAAAAAGAGTTGACAGATATATTGCATGATGGTAATTATAACTTAAGCGCACAAAGAGACAGTGGTACTGTTGCGAGTGCAGATGTGGATCATCAAGAGGATTAAATATGTCTGAAGAATTGATTTTAGATAAGCAGGTTGAAATTATGTCTGAAAAAAATGACTTGTCTCAAATGAGCAATAAAGACATCAAATGGCGCGCTAGATACAAAGAAGCCGTCTCTGAACTTGAATCATTGAAGGCTTCAGAAGAAAGAAGGTACAGAGAAGTATCTGAAAAGATCAGTGCAGTTGAGCAACAAAGAGAAGCAGCTATTCAGAAAAGAATAGACGCTGAACTTAAAGCTTCGGCGGTTAATGCTGGCTTAACCGATCTAGACCTGATCAAACTAATCAATAAAGATAAAATATCGATTGACCAATCTGGTGATCCGGTTGGCATTGATGAGGTAGTAAATGAGTTTAAAGGTTTAAAGCCCGCTTATTTTGCGGAGGCAAAGAAAACAAGCTCATCTACTAATACTCCACTGGTTTCAAATGTTCCACCAGTAAAAACTTCTGTTTGGGGCTTATCCTCAGAAGAATTTAGAAGCAAAATGAAGCAATTCGGCGCTTAAACAATAAAATCAAAAAAATGGTCATTTCTGTAGTGGTACTACAGGATTGAACATCCTCTGAAGTGGTCTTCGGTAGGGTTATAACAAATAACTTTAACGGAGACTATTCAAATGACCTTTGGTCCTTTTCCATCAGTAAATACAAACGCAATTCAACAAGATTTTTTAGAAAGAGCCTTTCAGGAGTCTTTGCAGCCTGTGCTCGCCTATCGACATACTGCTAAACAGGAAGATTTTCCTGCACGTATTGGTGAGAGTTTAACTAAAACTCGACCAGCGTTGATGGTTCCAAACACAACCCCGCTTGACCCAACCACAAATACAAATATTGATAACGGTTTAACGCCAACCGTTTATGGTACAGAACAATATACCTTAAGCGTTCTTCAATATGCTCAAACTTCATATCCAGTTAATTTGATGGATGATGAAAGAACTATCGCAAGTTTCTATATTAGAAACGCTAAAAATTTAGGTGTTGCTCAAGGTACAGCAATTGATTCTCTTGCTCAAAGAACCCTTTTCAATGCTTACATGGGTGGTCAAACATTTGTTACACGAACGTTAGGGGCTCCTTCAATAACCGTTGAGGTTGATGACATTCGAGGTTTTCAATTCAAAATGGTAAACGGTGTATTCCAGCCTGTTTCACCTGCAAATACTTTAGACGTTGTAATAAACGGTATTCCTTTCGTTGTTATTGGGGCAGCTTCTGATGTTGTTAACGTTTCTTCAGCAGCAATTACGGGCGGTATTTCTGGCATATTAACATTTAATGCTCCGGTTCCTGTTATTGATGGTACTGCTGGAAATTATATACATGCAGCAAATTCTTCTGTGATCATTCGTCCAAACGGTCGCCTATCCACTCGCGGATTAGTGACAACCGATTTATTTACTTTGGATGTATTGCTGGAAGCAGTTACTACGCTCAGAAACAACAACGTACATACATTTGAAGACACTGGTCGTTACCATTGTATCGTTGACCCTACAACTATGGGCCAAATATTTAGAGACCCAGCATTCCAATTGTTATATCGCGGCCAAGGTTTAGAAAATACTCCTTACAAGACTGCATATGTCAGTCAGGCTCTTGATGTGATGTTTTTCCAAACCACACAAGCTTACGTTCAAGCACCAGCAGGGACATTGCCACCAGCTGTAACCGTTCACCGTCCAATCGTTTGTGGACAAGACTGTTTAGTTGAGAGTGTATTTACTACTGGATTAAACGCAGTTCGTGAAAATGCAAGAGTTGGAAAATACGAAGAAGACACTGGATTCGTAAATGACCCCGCATGGGGCATTATGAGCGAGCGTTCTGCTTCCGGCGGTAGCTATATGTACGTTCGTCCTCCTATCGATAGTTTGGGACAAATTGTAACTCAAACAGCTTCATACATCGGTGGATTCACAGCTCCAACCGATTCCTTGACAACTCCAGCAGTAATTGGAACAGCTACAAATTCCGACTACAAACGAGCTGTAATTATCGAGACTGCATAAAATGAGTTTACAAAAAATAGCAGTTTTTTTGAAAGACTTTATTGAGATTCACAATCTCCCGGTGCATGCAATCCAACAATTTGGGAAAAGATGGAAGGCCGGGAACATTGTTTCATGCGAAAAAACCATAATGGAGCTTCTAGAAAAATCAGCTCCAATCAGGTTGTATGTAGAGCATATTGAAGAAGCCATATCCGCTACATCAACGGTTGTAAAGGATGTAGAACAAGTTGTTGGGTCTTTCAAGAAGAAAAAAAACAAAGATGAATAGATAGGATTATTTGCAATGGCGTTTACTGATCAGCAAAAAATAGACATTAGACGCCACTGCGGATTCCCAGTTTTTGGTAATGGTGTGACAGCGTCTCCACCATCATTTGGCTACAGGTATTACAAATGGTACATGATACTTGAGTACCGAATGAACAATCTTTCCGTAGATGAAGAAAGTACGGTAATCAACAAGTACTTAGCTAATTTAACGGCGCTAGAAATAGCTATACCGACAGCAAGCGAGAATCTGGATACGGATCGTGCGGCAGTTTGGTATCACAATAAAAACGAAGTTTCTGATAGATATAAGCTTTATAAATTATGGTGTGACAGGCTCATAGATTTTTTTGGTGTAGATAGCCCAAGTAAAATGTCAACTCAATTTTCGATTGTGGTTTAAATGGACGGGCCAGGAATCGACCAAAAAATTAGGTTTGGGTATGCAAAGGCCGCTAAAAAATTAGGTGCAGATTTTTCATTGTACCGTGCAACAAATGCGATCGATCCTATAGTCCCTGGCAATTTGCAGGGGATTGTTAAGTGCGCATTCACTGTTGCATGGGATTGGATGAGGGCAAATAAGCCTGGTAATTCGATCTGGTATGTTTTGACTGATGGGCAAGAAAGGTCTGGCATTTTGAATGTTAGAGAGATGGATTTCTTGGTTTCAGCCAAGCAAACATTCTTTGTTCTTGCAAAGCAATATCAGATGCCAATGCTTGCAGTTGAATGTAATGCATTTTTGACGGTGTTGAGGCCGACTCAATCGCTGGGAGTTGGTAGACAGCCTTATGCTGGCTATACCCCGCAGGGGTCAACAATCATCGTTCAAGGCATGCCCGCATCAAATCTTTTGGGTAGTTCAGGAAAAAATGCGATTACAAAATTGCCAGAAGATATGAAGCAATCTGGCTGGAACATTTTAATGCCTCACATTGATAGCTTAGATATAAAAAGTGGCGACATTGCATTAGATCAAGATGGCCAATACTACTTGATCGCATTGGCTGAAAAGACAGATTTCGGATGGAGAATGCGAGTTAATCAGATGGTTACTTAGGAAGAATATGGCTGACTTATCTGATGTTCTGAATGTTTTAAGCAATATGGTTTCTGATGCTGTCTATCCAAATGGTACTAGTCAACCGTCTGTTGCGGGTGTTGATGTAAATATATTCCCTGGATGGCCTGTTCGTAATTTCTTAGATGACGAAATGAAGGCTGGGAGAGCGGTAGTTTCTGTTTACCCGACGAATAAAGAAAAAGATGTAACGAAGTTCCCTAGATTTTTTCAAGAAGTATCTAGGAGCGATCCAACGATAACAACAGCCATTGTAGGCAACATTTTAACGCTTGGCGGGACTATTAGTGTTCCGCAGGCAGTCATGGTAACCGTTG